TTCTTAGATCAAGAGCACTGTCGCGGGCAAAAATGCATGTCCGCCTCAGCACACCCGAGAGATGAAAATATTACCTCTCAAGTGAGACCTGTTTGCTCTGTTAGCAAAATTACAGATGTTGCTGGCATGGGTTTAAGAAGAGTTGATTCGGTTAAGACTCGATCAGCTACTAAACTCGTGTCGTTAGTGTTAAATAAGATCAATTGTAAAATTGATATTTCAACACCTGGACCTTGGTTCCAAATCCACAAAAGGTGGTATCGGAACAAGAATTCAGTTAGACTAATATTAGAGTCTTTAATTTGGCCTTTTGTGGCTAGACGTTCACTAAGGAGTGAATGGTTTAGCAGAAAGGAATTGGACCGTCTGATAGCGAGCTTCAGTAAGACTGGAGAAACTATCAAAAAGTACGTTTCCGACGATAACAAGGAGCAAGTATTTTGTAAATACTGGCTTGATCGTTACCTTTGCCAGGTTTTTGGTGATCCTAGCTTTCCTCAACGTGAGGATTGGATCACTGATCAACTTTTCTCTGGTTGGTGTCGTATCTTTATTCGTCGTGCTATTAAGAAGCGTGATTGCGCGTTCATCTACTCTCTCCAGAAGGGGTCAAAGAAACTTTGGCCAAAACTGGGAGAAGAGAAAGAACGACAAGCGCTAATTAAGCACGCGAATAGAGTATCAGAAATTAAGGGGAAGATTCCACGTGCCTTCTTTCAATCCATTTCGAGTTTATCTCGAAGGATTCTTGGGAAGATTACAAGGAATGATCTTACAAAATTTCTGCCGACTGGTTCTGCTTGCTTACAAGCCTCTCGCCGTAAAGGCGGGGCGCTAAGCTTAGTGGACCCTTTTCAACCAGGGGATTTGAGCGGAGACCCTACTTCAAAGAAGTTGGGTCGACTCCGTACCCTGAATGCGCGTTTGGATTTATGGCGCAGTACATCTTATTCAAAGATGATGAAGAATTTGGATAATGATATTGTGAAGGGAGAGGAAAAACGTGAGTTAATTGAGAGATTAGTGCGTGAAGGAAAATATGATGAGCATCAACGCGATTATGTTACAGGTAATGTATTACCTAACCTAGTCGTTGATGAGATGGGATATTCCCACTCGATTATAGGTGCCCGTAGTGACCACATTTTTAATGTTAATGTAGTTACGATTCCTGAACCAAGTAAATTTAGAATAATCACAAAAGGTGATGGTAATCTTTACTCAGTACTTCAGCCTATCCAGGGCGCAATGTTGAGCGCCTGGAAACGGCGTCCTGAATCAACTATGAGATTTCAGGATTTGACGGAAAAGGTACAAAAGATGGAAGACGAATGTTCGTTTTTACCTTTCTTTTGTTCCGTGGATTATGAGTCTGCAACTGACCTCCTGTTTAAGGATGCGTCTTTAGCTGCTTTCTCGGGCTTAGACCCAACGCTGCCAAATTTTGATTTGGCTAGAGCGTCTTTAATTCACGGTTGGGCATCCTATTACAATGAGGATATAGATATTTCGGATTTAGTTGATTGGCCAGTTAAAATGGAAGAATCTCAACTTATGGGTGGGCCGCTTAGTTTCGTTTTATTATGTATTACGAATCTTGCCGTTCGCAAAATTGTTTGTGCTAGGTACCTCCGTACTAGTCCTCCCCTTGAAAGGGAGTACCGTCGGAAAGTAGTAGCTGCGATCAATCGAAATACAATTGTTAATGGTGATGATATGCTGTTCAAGTGTGACAAAGCTCTTTATGATATCTTTAATGAGCTTACGAAGTTGGTTGGGTTTAAACCAAGCCAGGGAAAGAATTATCTTTCACGTGATTGTTGTATGATCAACTCGCAAGTATTTCGTCGTCTTCCTAATGGGAAAATGAAGAAATATGGCTATTTGAACTTAAAACTTACTCACGGTTCGTCTGTCAAGTTAGGGGAATCCCTAGCTACACCTGAACAAGTTGGTAGTGAATTGAGTCGGATGATGGATTTGTGTCCTTGGACACGGTGCGTTATCCCTCATGCATTCTCGCGCTGGGGTAATGATTGGAATTGGGGGCCAATTCGACCGAATTGGTATGTCCCTTTACATCTTGGTGGTTTCGGTATAGACCGAAAACACGCCCCGCCTGACTTTAAGGTCACGCGACAGCAGCGTAGAATAGCTTCTCAATTCGTTGCAGATCCTAGGATATCTCTTTATAAGAAATATGAAATAGGATTCAGCACGGCCGACTTTGTAGGGAGCGTATTAAAGTGGAGATACGATTTGAGTACAAATGTACCCGAAAAGTATCAAGTTGAAGATTCTGATCCTTGGCTTGAGCGCTTAGCATATATTAGCAGAGCGTCAGCAGATCAAATAAATTCTTCAAACGAGCGGTATGCGAATCATTTTGAGTTAAATTGGAAATTGAAACCAATGTCTCACGATACTCTTGATAAGTATTGGAATGCCAGAATGATTAGTTCTGGTTCGCCCGCTTGCCCACCTCTCAACTTACCTCCAATTGTTCATTTAAGTAAAGAATCGGAAATTCTTATAAAATTTAAGTATAATATCCGTTCTTTCCCGTTTTATGTTGAGCTTTCTAAACGAAAGCTTGCTCAGAATACATCTCAAACTCCCTTTGTGGGGCCGATTGATGACGTTGAGCCTGAACTTGAACATGAAACGAATTGGGTCCTAGATTAACCTCCCAAAACGGTGCTTTCGATATTTGTTCAGTCGGAAGATTAAAACTTCCGTACTAAACAGAACGTCGAGAGACTGCACGGAGAGGGTTAACTAAGTTTATATCATAATTATGCCTATATAAAGATATAGGTATAATCATGATTTGTTTGTAACCTAAACGAGCGGCAGTTACTCCCATAATGGGGGTGCCGTGTTCGTAAGGTCACGAACCCACTTAGCTGATAATCTAAGGATGTACAGTCCCGGCCATGACCGGCATCCAATACATCATGGAAAATGAACAAAATGAATTAAACTTGCCATACCTCAAGCTAGAGGATCTGGTAAGTGAAGCAAAATCATGCAATTGCTTTGCATGCGGTTTGAGTGTCTATGACTCTCTTGAGCTAGTACGTGATAAGAAACAACTCATCTCGTGCTCTTGTGCCTTTTGTAATGTAATTAATCATTTGCGGATACTTTCTGATGACGAGTGCGATAAGGAATATTCCTTAACGTGTCTCGGCGTCCTTCGAAAGTTTCACAGATCTGGTTGGATTAGAGATCTCACCACCGAAGGTGTTGAGCCTAACCCAGGACCTGGCCCCAAACGAAATAAAAACAAAAACAAAGGCAAGAAGAAGAGTAAAGACAACTCGAATAAGACCTTGGTTCAAAGAATCAAGAGTATGATCCCGAAGGGGTCCTTTCAGACACTCGGCACTGCTGCCGGGGGGATGTTTGGCCCAATTGGGGCTACGGCGGGAGGGCTCATTGGCAGAGGCCTGGCTACTATTACTGGAATGGGTGCGTATAAAGTACGCAGCAATTCATTAATGGGGGGTCAGGTTCCGCAATTTGTCCCTAATACTCCGGTGAGAATCAAACATAAGGAATTTCTCCAAGATATTTCTGGTTCTGTAAGTTTTACTTTACAAAACTTTGAAATTAATCCTGGTTTAGTTTCTACGTTTCCTTTTCTCTCGTTGGTTGCTGCTAATTTTGAGCAGTATAGGTTTAATGGACTTATATTTGAATTTAAATCAACTTCGGCAACGGCACTGAACTCTACGAACACCGCTCTAGGAGTGGTGATCATGAGTACGAATTATGATACTTCAGAGATTAACTTTGCTTCAAAACAGCAAATGGAAGCCTATGAATATAGTAATTCTGCAGTTCCGTCTGAGAGTCAAATTCATTTTATTGAATGTGATCCTAGGATGAACGCCCTCGCGAACATGTATGTTCGTGTGGGTGCCGTTCCTGCCAATTTTGACGAAAGATTCTATGATCTCGGTAATTTTCAGATTGCAACAGCTGGCATGCAAGCCACTGCTGTAATAGGAGAATTGTGGGTCTCATATGATATAACGTTACTTAAACCTAAATTACCAACACCTTTGGGTGCGAACTTGCTTTTCGCCCATTGTGTGGAGTTTCCTGCTGCATCAGCAGCCGCCGCAGGTAGTGCTTTCTTTGGGACCGGTGGTCTCTTATTGAGATCCGGTTCTACATTAGGGATACTACCTTCGCCATTAACGGGAAATACTTTTGTTCTGCCCCTTGTAGGGGTCTTCCTAGTTTCAATGACTTGGACTGGTTCAGTCACAGTCGTTCCAACGCTCTCCGTTGGGAGTGCAATCACTAAGTTATCTATTTTAGAAGATAATAGTGTTTCCTCCGTCGCAACGGTTAGTACCAACACGACAAACTATGTCTCTGTTTGGTCAGTAGCGACTCCGGGTACAGGTGCAAATAATACTGCAACTGTTACGGGTCTTACCAACCTTGCCGCTGGAAATTGTGACGTTTTAGTTTCACAAGTTTCTAGCGGTATTACAGGATTAGTCTCTCGTATTCCCTCAGTCAAAGACATTATGTCTCAACTGGAGGAGTTGAAGCTAACGGTGAAGCGACACGAAGAACGCAAGACGACTGTAATCATAGAAGAAGTCTTTCCGGAACAAAAGAAGTAGAACAAGCATAATATATTAGTCTAATAACTTACATGGCAACGATTGTATCGTCACTATGTGGATAGCTCTTTTGGAAACACTATGGTTTCTTTGGCCTTTTAACATGCCGTCAAAGATATATACAAATCATACTAGTTTACAATGGGAAATAGATAATAGTTTTACATTAAGTTACGATGACATTGTGGGGGAGGGGTTCTTTTT